CCAAGTACCACTAGAAGTTTTTGAAACACCTTCACCTACTGCGTCTTTGACAGTATTTTCCCAGTGAGAGCCATTGTTGACAATCATAGAGTTAAGGTCAGAGTCACCTGCAAGTTTGGTCACTGCACCGTGTGCGTTTTGTCCACCATTGTTCTCGCGAACAACTTGAAGAGTTTGTGAGTATTTTAAGAAATACGCAGCGGAATGAAAATCCACTGAGTTCGTGTCGTTAGGTGCGGCAAATGCAGTAACTAAACCCGTCTCGTCAGAGATAAGAGTTCGTTCATGCACAGGGCCCCAACGGAAGTTTCCTACGAAACCAGCACCAGAAGCACCGACAGCAGGCACGATTGCCGTTTTGTCGATCTCACTGATATTGATCCGTGGAGATGCGGGTTTTACAGCCATAGCATTTTCCTTTAGTTTCGTTAACGAATGATAAGTAAATCATAATACGGTTATTTTCAATACTAGTATTTATAAGAATACTATTCTCTACCAGTCTCGATCACCTATCGTGTCTATAGAGTGCCATCCTTGGTATGTGTTATCTTGTTCTTCGATATAATCCGATCCATCATCAATGAAACCGAACGGTACTATATCATTTTCTATTGCGGACATCTTATCTCGGAACATCATGTCCTTTAGATTAATGTCTGTCATATCCGCAAAGAATTGGGTGGATACGAAATATCCAAACATCACTAGGTTCATCATAAGGTCATCGTGGTTACCACTAGAGGCTTCGTATGATTGTCCTTTACCTATGAATGTTGATATCTCTAGGATGGTGTTCTCATCCACTATGTTTATTTTGTTTGTTTCTATAATGTCTTTGATTGAGGAACACCCAAGTCTCTTGACTTTTCGGTTCATTTCTATACCGAGTGCGTCTGCCTTGGTTGCACTGGAGGTGTGAAGGTTCTCATATTCTAAGTCATAATATAGTCCATTACAAACTACTGTACCCTGATCATTTGATTCAACGACTACCCACGATTGATTGTAGAGATTCGCATACTTATATATAATGTTAGGAAAGAGTAGTGGAGAAATAGTATTGCACCGATACACCGCGACTTGTTTGAAAGGTCGTGAGGTAATATCGATTACGTTAAACGTAGAATAATCCTGTCCTCTTCCCTTCGATACATCAACTGCCATGATGTATTCGTAATCCTTAATTGGTTCGTCATATATAAGGCAGTCACCCCCTTCAAGAACACTTGAAGGATTTTGTGCTCTGAGACCCATCAGGGTTTCTGCACCTATGAGTGTATCACCCGTACCAAAGAAAGTATTACCAAATTCTTGGTCGAACTGTAATTGAGAAGTGTTCGCAATTGTTTGCAACTTCCATTTCTCATCCCTGCCCGGCACATCCCACCAATCCACACGGAATGGTTGGTATGCATTCGTTCCTTGAACAGCACCAGTCCAAATCTTTTCGTACTGATTACCAATACCATTTGCGGTAGAGGTGATGATTACTTTGGTGTCTTTACCCGAAGATACAACAGGATACGTTGACGTATAGAACTCAGCCGCATTCTCAACGAAAGCAAACTCATCGAGAAAAAGAAGATTAACAGACATACCACGAATAGAAGACCCACTAGTAGCAGCGGCAATGATTCTAGAATTATTACTAAACTCAATAGAACCTTTGTTGAGTGCCTTACAACCCGGCTGCAAAAAGAAAGGAAGGTTTTCCAACATGAGTGTAACACGTGCGAGCATCTCTCGTGCGGTTGCACCTTTGTTTGCAAGTACTGCGATAGTTTTCTCGGAATGGAAACAAGCATACCATAGAAGGTACCCAACCGAACTGATTGACTTACCGGATTGACGACATGCAAGTACGATAGAGAAACGATTCTTTTCGAAATGGTCAAACATCTTTTCTTGATATTCGTATAAATCAAAATTAACCAGACCACGGTCAAGATGCACCACCTTTACGTATGTACGACAGAAGTGTACGGGGTCTCCCATACACTTTTGGTATTCTTTTATTTTCTCTTCTGTCCATTCCTCGGCAACCCCATCCCGTTTAACTTGGGGGTTTCCAAGATATGATTCCTTAGTCTGAGTCGTCATGCGGGATCACTTGTTTCTCATTCTGTAAAAATCGTTGGAGTTCAGTTGTTGAACCCAGAAAAACATTGTTGGTGGTATTACCTCTATTCTCCAGAGCTGGAACATCAGACTTCTCGACATCCTTTTTCTTTTTCTGGAGATCCATTAACTTATCGTTAACATCAGCAATACCCTTTATCATACCAGACAATACTTCGAATGCGCGAGGGTGTTCACTCTCACGTGCAACTTCAATCATGAGTTCCAGAGATTCACGTCCCTTTTCAATTAGGTCGTAGTAGGTCTCTCTAGAATAGTCATAATCACTTTTGATGTTATCATTACTATCATCTGACATTAAAATGCACTATCCAAATATAATTCTAAAAATCCATAGTCGCTATCTGCACTAATTCCAACCGGAGTTGGTGTAGTTTGGATGCGTGTGTGAAACAGATCTCCGTCTGCTCCTATAGTATATAGATTATTATTAACTTCGCGTATGACCGGTGATTGTGAGGTTGGGCCGTAGAAGTTTATTTTCATACCGAATGATAGTGTGTATATGATGGTTCTTCGATCACCAACAGAACCTTCAAAGTCGTCCGAGAAAGATATTGCCTGTAATGTAATAGGTACGTCTTCTTTTATCTCGGGGAACTCTGAACTGAAAGGTTTTACACCAACCGTATATGATGGGTTGAAATATGGTATAATCTGTTCGACCATTTGCAATGCGTCATCTTGACTCTTTGCATATACGTTGACATCAAATGTCATATCATATGGTACGGACACATAGAAGTTATTACGTTTAGTCTCACTACCTTGCAGTGTTGTCGAGAACGTATTTGTCTTGGGTAGTTGTCTCTGAGGGTCATACGCCATAGAAGTAATCTCGAAAGACATCCGAGGCAACTTAATTGCAACTCTACGTTCCTGTTCTTCACCTTCTCTCATTTCCTGAAGACGTTGAATGAAACTTCTCTTGGGGGCATATGATAACGGAACTTTGACTTGAGAGATAGTCTCTCCTGCCGAGTTAGTTCTCAACACATATATGTTATTAAATAAAGAACCGAATACGGATACCGCAGTTCTTACTCTCTTGTGATAAAAATGTGTTCCGAACATTATGACATATCTCCAAACGGATTTCCTTCAGAAAAATCTAAAAAATCACTTTCGAAATCATCAAAGTAATCTCCCTGAGAAAGACCTGCGGCCACCTCTTCTATTTGTTGTAACTCTTCTACCAGATTCGGTGCATAGGTTGCACTAGGAGAAACTACCGCTCTTGTTGTATTGAATGTATGATACTTACCGTCTGTCGCACCCACATGAGCCAGATACAAAGTATTGTCCGAGTCAGACCATTTTGCAACCTCGCCGGTCATGGAGTATCCACTACCAGACTGTGTTACTATCTCACCACGTTTGTAATCATTAACACTGTATGGAGCAGAAATCGTTACGGTCGGTGGTTCGTTGTAATATATACCCGAGTTTGTCAAGATAAATGAATCTATCACACCATCCGAATCGATTGTAGATGTAGCGGTTGCACTGATTGCATCGAAATGTAACAGTACGGCATCTTTATCATCTGCACTATATGCGGCTTCAGTAGTTACTATTACGTTATCAACACCAACAACAGTATATCTTGGTTCTAGAAGTTCTGCCTTCGTGCCAACTTGAACACGGAATTCATCGATGAATCCATTCAATCCACTCCAGTCAACACCATCGACTGTACGTGCCGCAGTTCCGCCTACCGAGTAACCATTATCAGACACCCAGTCGAAAGTAACACCTGCAAGATTAGCATCAAACTTTTTCTCGAAATCAAAGTATATAACTAGATTATTTGTATCAAATGCACCGATAAGTATGTGATGCCAAGTATCTTCTTGGAATAAGACGTTATTACCAGTAAGTACTGTGACACCACCGCCAGAATTATCACCACGACTATATGTTAACTGTCCAAGACTATTTACACCCCAGAAATATCGGGCGGGAAGATCGTCATCACTTCCACCTGTCTCGAAAAAGATTGACTGTCCAGAAGAAGGCAAATCGTCAATATATATCCAAGCTTCAATTACACCATGCAATCCGGTTTGTGTGTAATTAGATTCTGAACCACGACCACGACCTACATCTAGAGACGCATTACCGAACTGTGAATTAATACCCAAGGCAGATTCTAGAGTTATTGTGGGTGCAGAAGTATATCCCTTACCTGCGAAACCAGTTTGAAACTGTGTCACTTGTCCATCGAGATTGATCAGTGTAGTTGCAGTTGCTCTCGCAACCTCCGGAGAATCCATAACCAGTTTGTATTGGTATGCACTCTCAACCTCCACGTCATCAATACCTTCGATGTCAGTATCAAAGTCTTCGTCATTATATTCGAATAACTCACACTGAAGTCTGAACGTAGGTAGTTGACTTAGTTGATAGAAAGGTGTTTCGGTTTCTACTTTGAAGATCTCAAACATAGACTGAGAGAATGGGATGTATATGATATCACCTTCTCTTGGACGGAAGTTATACGCATCTAGTTTATCACCGATGAGTCCTTTCCATCTTCTTCGTGCACAAACAAATGTTGCTTGATCACGTAACTCTACTCCGAACTTGGAGAATAAGTCAGCCTCTCCTCCAAACCCATCTACATTCTCTACATACATTTCTATTTTGTATGCGTCACTGAAATGCGAAGGAACGTCATCAAGGAACACTTTATCTACATTGACAAGTTCACGGGGTAAATAATATACATCTTGACCATAGAACTTCAAGGACTCGATTACCAAGTCCTCGTATAAGTTCTGTTCGCCACGTACTGCTTGGGAAACCCACGGATTCGTTGCCATTTTTTATCCTACAAAGAACATTGGGCCAATGTCTTCTTCTTCTCTGAATTTAATCATGATTTGTTCTATCTCTGCAACAGCATCATCATAGATCTGTCGTCCCGAAATAGTAACACCGCCAGGTAATTGCATACCTTCGAACTTAGACATATTCTGTCCCCACTGTTTCTTGAGTAGTGCGATAGAATATTGTTTTAAAAACTTATGGTTCCATAGTGAATTCAAATCCGAGTTTGTTCCCGCATTAGGATCAATATCACCATAGACTTCGAATACCACATAGTTACCTACTGTGAAATCTGCCTTATCATGATAGAAATATACTCTGTCATTCTGTCGGTCAAATGTAATCTGTGGTTCCCCACTTAGTTTCATATCAAGTAATGATAGGTGTTGTTGCATTTGTTCATAGTATGCCATGTCACCACTATGTCTATTTAGATCACTAATATCATTCAATCTCATCTGATACTTAATATCAAAGAAGTTGGTTGATGCAGTCACACTATCCACACGGAACATGCGTACAACAGTTAATAGATCTTCTTGTAGTTCGAAAAACCCTGCGTCAATTTCTGCCTGAACAAGTTGATGTGTAATGTAAAATCGTCTTTTACCATCAGGGTGATATTCACGAAACCATTGTAAAGCTTCGTCAATACGATCTTCGATCTGTTCGTCCGCCACATTAATTTCGAGTACAGGAGATCCTAATGCCCGTAGACAGTAGTCAATATGTTCGTCTCTTGTATTTGGATTGGCCATGTTATTACCTATTAGTTAAGTAGCGTTCCCGCAGAGTTATATACGTTGATTCGATAATGCGAACCTTGTTGACCATCAAGAACATCAGCATCCAGACCTGAACCCGATCCATCTACAGTCTTGACCGCAGTCAACAGTTCATTTGCAGTAGAGTATGTTTCATCTACCGAGAACTGACCAGTCGCAGAGTCATATGCGATATCACCAGTAACACTGAATTGATCACGAATGTTTTGTGTCGTGACCTTGTTATAGGTAATTGTACCAGTTCCAGAGTTATAACTTAAAGAACCAAATCCAGTACCATTATTATTGATACCGATTGCACCACGTGCAAGAGTATCAGTATACTGTGTAATGGTAGTTGAAATCGCCCCATCGGTGATTGAGATACCAGTACTTGCGGATATTGCAGAACGGATGTTTGCATCTGTTACCTTCGCAAAACTAAACTCTCCATTTGAATATGAGAGTGTACCATATCCGGTACCACTATTTGCAGCAGAGAACAATGCAAGAGTTGACGCAGAGTCTACGCCAGGATTTGCTAAACTAAACTGTCCGGTCGCACTATCATATCCAAGACCCGAATTATCTACACTGAATAAGTTACGGATAGTAGACGTATGGTTGGATAGACTCGATACAGTACCAGTTACGTCACCTGTTAGGTTTGCGGTGATTGCAGTTGCAGTAAAGTTACCTGAACCATCACGTTCAACAATTGTACTTGCGGTATTCGCAGAAGTCGCAGTAGTTGCAGAATTCTGTACCTTACCCGCAGTTGAGATTGTTGCGAGTTTAGTATCTGCAATCGCAGCATTAGTGTTGATGTCTGCATTGACAATAGTATTAGCAGTAATCCCAGTCGTAATAGTAATGTTACTAGTACCATCAAACGAAGTTGCGGTACCAGTCACATCACCAGAAATACCAATAGTTCTTGAAGTGAGAAGACTATTTGCGGTAGACGCATTACCTGTTACCGCACCAGTAATATTACCATATAGTCTATTGACTTGCAAGTCTGCGAGTTCAAAAGATGGGTCTGAAGTATTGATGTTTCCACCAACTTCTGGATCGTATTTGTTGAAGAACTTCCAACGACTATCTGTGGTATCACGGAAGACACCCGCATGGGTATATGGCGCATCAATCGTATTGTAGTTACCGACAATACCAAAATCTTGATTGATTGGTTGTGCGTCACCTTTCCAGTAGTTGTTTAAAGTGTGACCAGTAGGAGACGAGAAAGTTACCTTGACATTATATCTTAATGGTACAAGAGTATTATCTACACCCAAGTTCCAAGAGGTAGGGCCTGTACCACCGTCCGAATCAAACGATAACGGAGTAAACTCGCCAATACCTTCCGCAGAGTCGAAACCCCATTGGATAGTATCACCTGCACTATCGGTTCCGGTTATCTTGACAAAATACGTTCTGTCAGAATCACCTTCATAATATTCTTTGAAAGTCGCATCATTAAGTCCAGATAGACCCGCACCGAATACTGTTTCGATGGTATCACCTGCACCAACGTAGATGAACTGATCACCAACGTTTAGAGACTGTACAGTAGTTGTTGTTTCAGAACCAAGGATGTTCAGATTACCTGCGATAGTGACATCACCATCTACACGTTGGTTACCTTGAACACGAATGTTCTCTGCAATCTCTGGAGCAAGACGGATCTGAATACAACCACCGACATTACCACCAGTTGCGGAATCCGAAACAAGTACCGTACCAACTTGATATGGCCAGTTAGGATAATCAGGAGAAAATGCTACCATTTCACCCGCACTATCAGGA